GACTTGGACTTAGGCGAATCTTCAGAAATGTTACAGAAGTCGCTTTGGTGGAGAGGGAAGCTTTTAGCGTGGCCGTCTTGGTTAAAGAAATGGAAAAAAACCGGATGGCTCCGGCTCCTATTTGGACGGATATTAATACCTTTCCATTCCACTTATTTCGAGGAAAAGCACATATCTGGAGTTCCGGACTGCCATGTCAGCCCTTCTCTAATTCTGGTTTACGCAAGTCAGACCGAGATGAACGACACCTATTCCCCATCCTCGAAAATGGAATTAGAAAGTGCAGACCTCCCCTTGTTTTCTTGGAAAATGTCGAAGGAATCATCACAACAAAAACCAAAGAAGGTGAACCTGTTCTCAAGTTTGTCCTTAGAAGGTTGGAATCGTTGGGTTACCTCGCAGAGGCAGGAATATTCTCAGCGTCTGAATGTGGAGGAGGCCACCAGAGAAAAAGAGTATTTGTATTGGCCTACTCCGACAGCAAGGGATTGGAAGGATGGGACAGCAAAAGCTTGCAGAAATACGCCAGTGAACTCTCTCCTAGGAAGAGCCGTACACCACGCCAAGTACCTGCCCCAATCAACGAACCTCAACACCTTTGGGAAAGCCCACGAACTCTACCAATTAAATCCGGCTTGGACGGAGCAACTTATGGAGTTGCCGACAGGGTTGACCGAACTCGTATCTTGGGAAACGGAGTGTTCCCTAGAACAGCAGAGAAAGCTTTTAGAATCCTCGCAAAAAAATTAATACAAAGAATAGAAAAATGAAATACAAATACAATATACTTATTAGCGACATCGAGACGAACGCTATAAAAAACTGGCAGACACTTGACGGTTTAGAAAAGATACACTGTTTAACTGTAGTAGATCCTACTAACAACAAACTTTACGAGTTTAATACAGAGAAAGATAACGTTAGGGAAGGTTTAAGAATGCTTCAAAATTCTGAATACGTATGCTTTCATAACGGTATAGGCTTCGACGCTCCTGCAATCTACAAACTGTACGGTATAAAACTTAACAAGCTTGTTGATACCATGTTAATGGCTAAAGTTATATTTCCGGACATTGCAGACTATGATGACAAAAGAGGTTATGAGAAAGGGTTTCCAAAAAAGTTAAGAGGTTCGCATTCTTTGAAAGCTTGGGGACTACGTATAGGAGTCCATAAAGATTCACATGGTGAAGGTGAGGACTGGGAATTTTTCAGCAGAGAGATGCAACTGTACTGTAACCAAGATGTGCGAACTACTTTTGCTTTGTACAAACATTTACTTGAGCATAGTACATCACCAAAGTCTTTAGTTTTAGAGCATGAGTTTGCTAAGATTGTAAGGCTTCAAGAGATGAACGGTTTTCCATTTGATCTTAAGAAAGCTGAAGAACTAGCCAAAGATCTTAGTGTTAAATCTGCAAAGATAGAAAAGAAGATGCAGGAAATTTTTGCTCCTAAAATTCAAGAGATGAAGAAACCTAAAGGGTGGACTGTTGAAGTTGAAGGTATTGAGTACACTGCAAAAACGAAGCTTGAACTTAAAGGTCAGTTAAAAAAGGCCGGACTAAAACAGAACATTTCTGATCTTGCGACAAGACTTGAAAACGAAGTTAAGGTTATACCTTTTAATCCTAACTCTACCCAACAACTGGCCGAAAGGTTTATGGCTGACGGTTGGGTTCCGAAGTTGTACACCGATAACGGAAAACCTATTATTGATGACAACGTACTGAAGGCCATTAACACACCGGAGTCTCTTATGGCTGCTGAATATAAGATGCTTCGCAAACGACTATCACAACTAGCCGACGGTGGTTTTGGGTTCTTGAAGGTAGTTCAAGATAACGGACGTATACACGGTTCTGTTAACACGGTCGGAACCATAACTTCCAGGTGTAC